CTATGTTAATTGGCGTTACGAGGACGAGGCATTCGCCCCTCGAATGATCGTAACCTATCACGAATTGTCAGATACTATTCTACGTGTGGTGTGGGACAACTTCAAGCCCGACTGGTTCGTCGGTGCACGCATGGCTCACCGGGACGACATGTACTTTGGACAGGGCTACGCGGAGATCGTTTTGCCCTTCCAAGAAGGTGGCTCCGCCACGTATAACGGCTATCGCGACAACCAGACAGTTGCGAACACTCGCGTTTGGCGAGTACACCCAGACTCAAAACTTAATGAGGGCTACCGCATCTATCCCTCGTGTAAGCTGCCAGCCGAAAAAGATGAAATCGAAGCCTTGGCGCATGGCGATGTGTCGACTATAAACCTCGATGAGCTTCGCCTCTTACTAGAGCTTGCTGAGCGTCGCTCTGGCGTCTCGCCACCTCAGCAAGGCATGGGAGCGGGAGTGATGACGGGTAAAAGAGGCATTTACTCGGCAATGGGAACGCTCTCGCTCCTCCAGGAAGGTAACAGCCGCAAAGATCTCAACGTTAGTGACATGCGCGATTCGCACGTTCGTTTGATGCGCTTGATATCCCACCAATATGGAACCATCGGTCAGGATAGCAAGCTGCAAGAGCAAAAATACAGGCTCTTTGGAACGCAAGGTCCTCTAATTAAACTTGCGTTGCAAGCTATCGTACGCGGCGACTTGGGCCTGCCCTGTTACTCTTCGACGGCGTCGCTCAATAAAGAAGTTGAGAAGCAGAACGACATCATGCTGACGCAGATCATGGCCCGCCACTATCAAATGATAGCTCAGCTACTTGGTTCCATGCAGCAGATGATGACGCCACCGCAGGTCAAGCAATACTTTGCAGAGGTGATAGTAGCCTCAAACCTGCTCATGAAAAAGATTCTACACAACTTTGGCCACGACGAAGTCGACCGGCTCGTACCCGATCCATCGAAGTACGCGCAGACTCCGCCGCAAGGCCAGCAAGGAGGACAACCCGGTGTCCCTCAACAAACTCCTCAGCCAGGCGTCCAGTCAGACGCTCAAATGGCTGGAGGACCCCCAGGGCTCCCAGTTCAATGAGCTTATCAGGGATTGGATAGACGCAGAGGAGAGGAAGCTCCACTCCTCTCCAGACGATGTAGAGATTTTTCGTGCTCAGGGGGCTTTGAAGTACCTCGGAATGATAACTAGGCTGCATCAGGATATACAGTCGTATCTTCATGATGTAGCCACGGGAAAACGCAAGAAAATTGACCCAAAGGAGATTGAACATGGCGTGGCTGGACTCGGTAAAAGCTCGTAAGGAAGCAGCAGAGGCCAAGAGGCCGGAAAGGTTCAGGAACAAAACAGATGACCAGATTCTCAAAGAACTTGAAGAAGCGGAGTCCTACAAAAAGCGTTTCGAAGATGGAGAAGCATCTAGAGCATCCGAAGCGCAAAAAGTCACCTCTCTCGAAACGCAAGTCGCAGAGGTAAGAGCGAAGCTCGCTGAGGCTGAGGCCAACAGACGGCCTGCGGCTGCTCAGCAGCCTGAGGAGCTTGCTAACTTCGTTGAGGACCCTGATAGGGCTTTCGCCCAGCGAGTAGCACCCCTGACAGCAGCTACGCTCCTAAACTCCGCCTTATCCTCACGCATGTTGGCTCAGCAACTGCTGGACAACAACGACGTTGCCTCGGGCAACAAGTCGATGGACGGTCGCCTCTTCCGCGTCTGGAGTAATGAAATCGACTCGGAGTCCAAGAAGTATCAGACAGCGCAGCTGACATCGCCGCAGGCGTGGATCGGTATATTCTATTATCTCAAAGGTTTGCACAGCGAAGAGCTTGCTAATCCTGATGTTCGCAAGAAAAAGTACAACTTCGTTGAGCCGTCCACGACACAGGCTCCGCCTCCCGATGCGAAGCCCAAAGACGCCAAAGAGGTACTCAACGATCAAGAGAAGCATGTCGCAGATAAGATGGGAGTTTCTTACGAGAATTATCTGAAACGTAAGAAGGAAATGACCTTCATCAACGCATAGGAGATTAAAATGCCCGATCCTACAGTCACATCAAAGAGCTTAAACGCGACACCCACTCCACCCAAGCCGACGCCGACGGTTGAGGCTGTGATACCTTACGAGCAAGTTGAGGCGAAGCCGCTTCGTCAGCCTAACTTCGTTAATCTAAGGCATAAGAATCCCAACATGTCGTTATATTGGGGTAACAGAGCCGTCGGCGAGAAGGAATCTCAGCTTCGCTTCGACCAACTTGTTGCGATGGGATTCGTCCCGGCGAAGCCTGAAAACATCTTCCTCTCAAGTGGCGAAGCCTGTCCAGGCTCACTTCGTAAGGACGGACGTGTAATCTACGGCGATTTAATCCTTCTGGAGATGCCTCGCGTCGATTACATAGGACAACTGAAGTGGAACGAACAGACGGCACGGATGCGTGTCAAGAAGCCCGGCGTCATGGTGAATACAGGTGCTTCGCAGGATATGAAGGATGCCAGTCAGATGGTTAGGGACACCAACGATGCTCGCAAGAGCATGGCGCCAGCCGGGTTCCCCTCAAAAGTTTCGACGTACGTACCACAGCTTGCTGAGGTCGACGCGAAAACAGCCGATAACTCAGGTCCGACTGATTTCAATCTGGCCGAGAAGTCGTAGCTGACAGCCCCAATTCACTGAAAGGAGTATCTTAGTGGCTTCATCGGAAATACACTCGATCCAGACCGTCTCTGGCAATCAGCCTAGGACGCGAAGGATGATTGAAGAAGCTGCCCAGACGTTCCTTCCTGGAACCCCTGTGTCGATAGCCTCTGGTGACGGAGGCTTGCAGGCATGGAACGGGTCCACGATAACGGCTGGAGTAGCTGGCTTCTCCAAGGAGGGCGCGAATAACCTCGCCGCCCTCGGCGTCATACCAACGGCGGCAGTCAATCCAAATCCTCAACCTGCCTCTGGAGCAGTGCCTAATGAGCCTTCGGCTCAGAATATCACCAGGCCCTTCTTCAGAGACGGTCGTATTGGATTCGAAGTCGCTGTTGCAGACACTGTATTCCTCGGCCAGGTGGGTCCTGCTCAAACCGCATTAGCAACCGACGTTGGTGTGCAATACGGAATGACGAAGGACGCTGACAACCACTGGTACGTCGACAAGACTAAAACAGGGGGTTCTGCTATTCTAGAAATAGTGAAGCTCGACCCCAACGATCAGTCCGCAACCCCGAGGGGAGTGTACTTCGTAGTGCTCCCAACCTCGGCTCAGATTGTGGCGTGAGGTGAACTGAACATGACAATGGTAAGAGGGCAGTTCGCACAACTCATGGCACCAGGTCTGCACGACGAATTCGTCCATTGGATCGATCTACTCCAACGCGACGAAGAATACTCACACATCTTCCACGTCGAGAATTCGACGATGGCATACGAGGACGAAGTCGAGTTCGCCGGCCTGCCGCCTCTGGTGGAAAAGCCTGAAGGCGAGGCTATTTCATACAGCGACGCTATTCAGGGTGGAACGAAGCGGTATCTACACCTGACCTACGGTCTGGGAGTAAGGTGCTCCTTCGAACTCTACGAGGACGACCAGTACAACATCATCAACCAAGTTCCCAAGGCACTAGCCAGGAGCGCTCACTTTGTCAAAGAGCAACAGGCATTCAATGTATTCAACCTTGGCTTCACGACAGTTACTACTACTGATGGTCTGTCGCTCTTCAACACTCAACATCCGCTTCTTGGCGGGACTGCTGCTACTTCTGTTGCCCCCGGTATTGGTAATATCATTCTTTCGGCGGGCACTTACCCGAACCGGCCAAGCCCGGACGTCGACCTCAGCTTCACAGCGATCCAGTTGATGGTCAACTTCTTCGAGCGTTTGCCTGACAGCCAAGGCTTGCCCATCACAATCAAGCCCAGAACCGTCGTTATCCCTCCAGAACTCAAGTGGATAGCGAGGGAGATCCTCGGTTCACCTCACAAGCCGTATACATCGGATAATGAAATCAACGCTATTTT